GGATTCCATCCACGCCTTGAGCATTCGTTTTATTCTTGGTTTGTTTTTGATACGGCCAGCGAGCACTTGCCCATTCGCCGCATAAAGTAACCGGAGCCATTGGGGTGCGCAAACCCGCATCCAATCTCGGAAGATTAACCATTTGGGATTATCACCACCGAAAACCTCCCTTGCGATCCAACAGAATCCTTGGATGCCTGCGCCGGCAGCCGTGCCTACAGCCCCTCCGATCGCCGCTCCTGGAATTGCGCCCACCCCGCCGAACAGCGAGCCTATTAAGCCGCCTAGAACGGTTCCTACACCTCCGGCAATAGCGCCCGTCGGGAATGTGCTTCCCGGGGAACCTGTCGTAGCGCCGACACCCTGTTGCATGAAACCTTGTGTCCCTTGGCTGAACGTGTTGCCGGCCGCTGGATTGATGTAGAGATAGCTTGGCGGCATCTGTTGCGCGTTCTGCTGTATCGGGTAACCGCCGAGCGCCGCAGCTTGCTGGTTGATCGCATTGTTTAAGTAGGTCGTCGCCTGGCCGTATTTTGTCTGACCGCTCCCGAGATAGCCGGCAGCCTGTTGCTGAACCTGTTGAAGATACTGCTGTTGCGCCTGAAGAAAGCCGGATGCTGCTTGTTGGGTAGCTCCCGCATAAGCCTGTTGCTGACCGAGAAATTGTTGTTGTTGGCCTTGGTAAGCAGATGCGGGCTGAGTTGCAGACTCTAAAGCTTGCAATCGTTGTTGTCTCAGTGCCAGACCAGCACTGCCTTGAGTCATTGCTTCCTGAACAGTCTGGGCGCCTCCCTCATCGTTTCCGCGGGCCACTTGAGCGCCACGGACATATTGCTGAATCTCGCGCTGTAACGCCGGATCAAGCTTTGTCCCTAAGCTGTAATCGTTCTGTGCGCCACCAAGAGCGCTACCGTAAGCTGCTTGAGTCTGCGCCCTAAGCGCCGCGGCTTTAGGGTCGTTATAAGCCGCTAGTGCTTGCTGTTGAGCTGCATCGCCCTGTTGAATGCTCTTAAGATACGCCGCCTGCAACGCCGGATTTAGCGCGTTAGCAGCCGGGGTATTCTGCTGCGCTTGCACTTTCGCAAGCGTCTGATTGTAGCTATTCTCAAGACCGGTCGTGATCGCCGCTTGAGTCGGATCAGTCTTAGCGATCGAGGTAAGCGCATTTGATTCCGGCGTTTTGGTCACCGGATTCATCTGGTTGTAGTACGAAGTCGCCGTCGCTACATCAATATTAGGCGAACCACCCTTCGAAATGTAATAACCAAGAGCGGTTGCCGGATCGACCTGACCAGTGTAATTCGCTGGCGGTTTCCCGCCGTACATGCCGGACATCCACGTGGCCAGAGAAGCGCTATCGGCCGGGTTGCCGCCCGCCTGTTGGAAAATTAATTGCGCCGGGGAAAGTTGATCAGGCATAGCGGCGGCCGGTGCCGGAGCGACGTAGGGCGTAGGCTGCCATTGCCCCGTCGTCGGGTTCATGTAGTACTGTTGGTCGCCGGCAGCCATGCACTAAAAACTCCTCGCGTTGAGGTTCGTACCGCTGCCCGTTGGGCTCATCGGAGTAACATTGCCGTACCGATCGATATTGACGCTGGAAAGGAGGCCGGCGAACATTTTTTGGAGTGCCGCAATCCGCGATGTATCCGGAAGCATGCTTGTCGAAGGCAGCTGAACACCTTGAGATTGCGGTGTATAAGCGCCGGGTGACACCCCGTAAAGACTACCGAGCCTCTGGTTAGAAGCCGCAAGACCCATCTGCCGCGCCTGGTAGGCTTGCGGGTCGGTGTCGTAAGCGCTTTGGGCTGCCATAGAGCTCTGCAACTTCGTTTCGTAGGGCTGAATCATCGAACGGGTAAGCGCGTCCTCCTCAGCAAGCGCTGGCGCATTCTGTGCCTGGAACATCTGGCCGGCGAGCTGAGCGCTAGCTTCAGCTTGTGCGCTCTCAGTCGGGCTCGGCGGTTGAGGAGGTGTAGGTCCGGAGCTCATGCCAATCGATCCATCATTCGCCAGAATTGCCTGCTCGAGTATTGCTTTGGTGGCCCAGGTTCTTCAGGGTCCCTATGCCAAAGGTAAATGCGCTCGCCGTTGTCGCTGTGGCGTTCGACCATCTGCAAGGCTAGATGCGGGATAATGCGACCATCCTCCACTCCGCGGACACATGGCTTCACATATTTACCCCATTCCCGGTGAACGAATTCAGTCCAGTAATCAGCGGGGTCATCAAACGCTCGGCAGGTTGCGACACCCAGAAGGTGGTTATGCAGATTTTGCCTGCTGTTACCCCAGATTGCGACCAGCAGCCCTAGCGAGTTGTACCACCCGAAATATTCAATGAGCCGTTGCCGATCGGCGTTTGCCCACGGTGTGCAGTGAGCCCGGACGAAGTCACAGATATCTGGAAGGCTCTGGTGTGGCAGGTTCGTCATCATGAGATGTCTTTCGGTTCCGCGACGAACGCCCCGAACTCAATCGAACGCATCCTCCAATCGCCGCTTCCCGATAGTTGCAACGCCAGTTCTTGGCACACACTCACGTCCTGCACGTTTACACTCTGGTATTTGTCCCCCCTGGTGTCGAGGTTCCAAGGTAGGTTGTGCGGCAGCTGCAGCAATTTAGAGTTTGTAACAAGCCCGGTTCTGTACCCGCTCAGGGTGCCCACATCGGAAACCAGATCTAGGTTCACAGGGGCCGTCGATGATGGAAACCTGAACCTTGCCACGTAAGGCGAAATCTGGTTAAAGGTCGTGCCGGCCGCTTCCATGTAGCTTGAAGCTTTGGCTAGCGGAGAATACGATTTCGAGAGAATCGAGCTTTGGATCGGCACGCTTGCGCCACCGATTGCGAGGTCGTTATAGATCGCATCACGCGGCTTCGTCTGCAGCGCCAGGTTGCCGTTACTGAGTCCATAAATGAGCTCTGAGCCGGCCGTGAGCCCGTTGGCTGCAACCTGCGTAGGGTTAATGTCCATCGAGGTGATAGTGAGCGCTGGCGAGGACAATGGAGCCGTTAAGGTCGTTGCTCCGGTCCAGATGCCTTGCCATGCGTCCATTGCCGCCGAATAGATAAACATCGCGTTCGGCGTGCTGGATCCGTCTAGCGGCACCGAGAGGATATAAAGATCCTGCCATACAACAGCGCGGGCAGTGTTAACCGCAGCCCAATTTATCCGTTCGATGTCCGGGGAGATCGCCAGGGACTTTTTTCCCGAGAGTCCTATATTGTTTGAGCCGACAAGGCTTGAGACTGCAAAAACCCCGTTACCGGTCTCAGAGAGAAACAATGCATCATTGCCGAGTTGTTTAAACGTGTTGTGCTCAGCGACGCCAATAACGTTCGAAACTATCTGTTTCGAGAAATTCGCTACTGAGAGCGTCGGATCACTGAATATCGCCCAGAGCTTGGATTTCTGACCAACAAGCGTAGTTCCTGCACTGATCCCATACTGGCAAATCCCGGTTACCGCATCCCGGAGATCGTTATTGAGCTTTACGGTGACAGTCGTTGAATTGTTCGACGGCCCGAAGTTAGGTGGTTGCGAGCTGTCAAGATCGCCGAAAACGATGTTGTTCGTGCCGGTAGCAGCGTAGATGAGTCGTTGGCTTGCCCAGATCGGAAAAGACGCTAGCGGACTCTGAACCGGCATTGAGACCGTGTTGAAGTTCGTGCCGTCCCAATAAAAAAGGCCGGCGCCCTGATTTAAAAACGCGACCGCATTAGCGCAACAACCATTGAGTGGCCCTAGGGCCGAACTGAAAGGAAGCCCGCTTGAACGCAAGGTGAGCGTGTTGGATACCGTGTTCCAGTTCCACAGCTTCGTACCGTCGGTGACCAGGTAATTATCGGCACTATTATCCTTGAAAAGGACTTTCAGAATCGGGTTAGCTCCTGTGTTGACCAAGTTTTTTATTCCCGGTCGAGTGCGGTTGATGCCGTCAATCGCCGCGAGCCGATTATAAAACTGCTGGCATTCAATATCCTGAATCATCCCGCCAGGAATATTGTTCTTTACAGCAGCCAAGATTGGCGACTGAGCCGTTACGAGCTCTTGCCCTTGTGCGCCTGGAATCTTGAAGTAGCCCATAGCCCTAGTTCACGCTGCCGTACCAGTCCCAGACCTGGCCAGGATCATCAAAGATCTTGGGTTGAATTTGCATGAACGCCCCGGACTGCGACATCTCGTCGTTCTTAGCCTGCATGAAAAGGTTTTGCGCCATTGCGATATCGGACGCTTCCGCATCGCCTTGTTTCTGGCGTCCCTTGATCGCCGCGCGTGTGAACCAGTAGAGCGCTTGGAAAAGGCCGCTGATACGCGGGATGCTCGTATCGTTTAGGATAGGATCAATCTTTAGCTTCGCTCCGATTCTCAAGCGGAACGGGCCATTGTAGGCTGGCCAGACAATCAGGGTTGTGTACCGCAAATTCTCGTCATTCTGGCCCATTGTGACTGCAGTTCCGACAGCAGGCGCAACCGTCATTGCCGCTGTCGGGATGATTGATTTGGCAATGTTGTGAACTTCCCTGTAACTGTTCGCGGTCGAGACCGGGGTAGTGCCAGATATCGAGAACGTCTCGCTCTGTTCAAGTCCGTTCACGTCCATTCCTTCAATCGTGAGCTGAAAATTGCCGGCGCTAGTAAGGGGCGTAAACGTGATTATTCCAGGGGAAATCGTCGGGAAACCGCGCGGCTGGCCGTGATAGAAGTACCTTGGAATCTGCGGCGTTGTAGCTGTCAGGAAAGCCGAACCGTCGTTGTGTTCATCCCAGCCGCGGTCACGCGGTTTAAGCTCGTAAGGGAAGGATGCCCCACCGTCCTGCGATCCTTTTACCCAAATCACTTTATCGTAGGAGAGCGGCAACGCCAAAGTCTGCATGTAGCTGATAGAGGTGCTCGCTCCCGGCAAAGACGGGATCAGTACGGGCGCCGCGAGGTCAAACTCCTGTGGCGGATCCCCCATTGCCTCCTTCCAATTGTAGGCATTATAAAGGATCTCATAACGCATCCTGAGCTGGCTCTTAGCAAAAGCGAGCATCGTTGCGCCGGTATCAGCGCAGTCAAGGCAGGATGCAACTGCAATATCAGACACCGTCATAAGCTAGCATCCACCGTGTAATGCCAGAAACAGATCGTGTTAACTCCAGCACTTGGGGCTGTAAGTGTAGTGCAGGTTAATTGGCCAAATCCGTTTAAGCCGATACCGCCGGCTGCTGAACATGTTTCATCGGCTGCGGCCGTATTATCCCGCACTTTACCCGTTGCTCCTGTAGTGGTTGAATAGATTAAAAGATTTGTGCCGAACACTCCTGCTATTCGCATCGGAACAGGATAACGAACCTGCATTGTAGTGGCCGTTGCTGCATTATTTAAAGAAGTTATGCAACTTGCTGACGTCACTGTTCCCGGCGCCGTTCCCTGATCATAACTCTTGGTGTAGTACCTGCAGCATTTGAGAATCGTGTCGCTCAGGCTCCTGTCCGGCAGGAACGGCGTACAGACCGCCCCGGATTCATGCTGATAAAGACAAATATCAAAGGTGGCAGCCCCGGTAGCGAAAAGGTTAGTCTGACTTGAGCTGCCCAGAAAATTGCCGCTAATCCAGGCGTTCTGCGTTGCTGACTGGAACGTTGAACCCGCTCCGAGAGTGAGGTCAATCTCGTAACAGAAATCGGATTCGAGCGAGCCCCAGTTGCCGCTGGCATCCGGCATAATGGCAATATTCTGTAGCGTGAGCCGTTGCCATACTCCAGGGGTGCCAACGCTGAAATCCTGCTTATAGGTCTGTGTAGCATCTGAATTTCGGACCCCGAACGAGAATGTGCCGGCAACACTCGATCGGACCGCCACCTGAAGTGAGCTGACGTTATCGAATAGTTTGCGTGCCTGGCTGCGTTCAATCCGTTGAGTGATTGCGAAGTATTCGCCTGCTCCGAGTGACGCCTGGCTGGTTGCGACCGTGACGCGCATCCCGTAACGCGGCCGGTGATTGTTCGCGCCTCCAACAAGACTGCCTGCCAGGTCAAGCTGTGTAATAGTTGCTTTGCCGGTCGCGAGCGTCGTGATCGGCTTGTACATGTCCGCCGTGAGCGTGCCGGTCGCGACATTGGCGAATGATGTCCCCGGCTGCCAGACTGACATGTCGCCGTTGATCGTCGAGACGTACTGGCTCACTCCCGCTGCGGCCCGGACATAGGACGGCAGGAAAAAGCCGCTGTACGGTACCCGAACAAGGGTCGTGCCACCCTGACACAAGAGTAGCTGATCTGTGCCGTTGGCTGAGGGCTGGCCCGCCAGCGTCTTATTGGTGATCAGATCCGGATTCGGAAACATCTGGGAGGTAATCTGATTGAGGTCATGCCCGTCTACCCCGAGCTGACCGTCAGTGAATACCTTCGTGTTTGCGAAATCGGACACCTATCCTACCTTGCCGGTTTTAAAGTCCCAGCCGCGAATCTCCTGCATGACGTCGCCGATCATGATGCAGTAAGTGCACAGAGCTTTTCCTCCAGTCTTCAGCAGCAGCGTTGCCGCGTGCGTAAGATCCAAGCCGTTGCCGCTGCCTCTGGTAGGCCCCGCATCGACTAATGGCACTTTGAACAGGGTGTGACTGCCACCGCTGTCAATAGTCAGCATCGGATGATCGAACAGCACGTACCCGCGCAAATGCGCCGCATATTTCTGCCATACCAAATCGATCGAGGTATTGCGCCAATCATCGATTTTAAGAAACGTCGAGAGCAAGACCTCGCGCGGCAATGATGCACCGATCAACGTCGCGTTGTTGGTTCTGTACTCCGCGCCGGTTGCAGGATCTGTAAAAAATCCTATCCCGTTATCCTGCGGATCTTTGTACCCAAATTCCGTTGTCTCCACGGTGGCGCTAAACGGCGGTTCGGCTGTGACAGCGTGCCCTGGCTGAAGAGCGATGATTGGAGATGGAGCAGGCTGCAAAGGAGGCGCAACCAACGCCACGTCGCCGCTGATCGCTTCAACCACGAACACGAAAGACGGATCAGTTTTAAGCCCTTTGGATTCGAACCAGGTTTTTACCGCTAGCTGGAGCTCGTTATTCGTGATCTGGATTCTCATCTCATTCTAAGTAGAAGCAGGATAATTATGAAAACGATCCTTGTGAGTATCATCCCTTGGGGCCCAGCGTTGTCTTGACCGCGGCAACCGGGGTAACAACTTGCGAAGTTGCCATAGGAACTGGAGAATTGCTGACATTGAAATCTTTAGTGAGCCGGCCCCTGGCGATCGTCAGCAGACTCACTCCCATTCCTGCCCAAAAGACACGCGGATCATTGTATTGCGTGTTGAGCGTGTAGGTAAGCGCTTGCACCGCGATCGCTTCTCCCAAGCCCGCGAGGGTGCTTTTCCAGCTGGGACCAAGTAAGACCAGGAAAAATTGTTTCATTGATACTTTGGATTGT